GTTCTAAGAAACGGTCCGAGTATTATCGTGACCGTGAAGAGAGTGACCTTGAGTTTGCTATGCGTAACGTCTCTGATTGGACTAACCCTGTTAGAGGTTCATTCAATTTGGTCGAGAATCAAGACTTGCAAAGTCTGATTCAATTGACGGCTTTTCCTGTTGGTTATTGGACTGTTGGACAAATGATTGGTGGAACCGCTGCCGAGGGTTTCGGCATGGGTTCACATCTTGCAATAATCGGCGAAGGAACCACGTTGTTACGTGGAACTGCAGCTGTTGCAGGAGGATATGTATTGGGGGCTGCTGTTGGCACCGCAATTCTTACTCCTTTTGGCAAGGGAACCGAAGCCTTGCGGTTTTATTCCTCGTTGTATAGTGTTGCATCGGGAATACGAGATATTCCGAAACATGCGGAATATATTTTCATGCATTATCTCCACGAATTTGCTGGAGAACATGCATAATTTAATTAGAGGACTTGCTTTGGTTATTTTATGGACAAGTGCGACCTTTGTTTGAAGCCCATCCCTGATGGTACTACCGGAATCTGTTACGAATGTTTTCAGATTCTAGATCAAGAAGAAAAACTAGCTAGTTTTCGATTAAAGTCTCGACCGGTCTTTTCCCCGGTTCGCACTTTTTACCGGTCGGGACACCGGTGTTCCCATTGTTGGCCTGCTGACTGTGGGTGTTTCCTCTGATAGTTTGCGTTCGTTGTCGCACCAACTACTCTTTGTTTTATCAGGATAAGTCAGATTTGCTTTGCTGTGAATCTTATTATCGTTCATTGGGCTATTTCACTGAAAGTAAAGTGAAAGTAGTCACGAAACAGTCTAGATTGTTTCATTTCCGATGATTATCCGACACATGGGAGGGAATCTTCTTAATATCGACCACCTCCGGTGGCGATTGCTGGCCGTGGAGATGCGCAGGGGTCTTGCCATCCCGTAGCGAATCCTCGGGGGAGTGGGGTAAGCGTATAGTGCAAAACTTTGCACAGGTGGTGACTATTGCTTAAATCTATAAGCAAAGTCCTTTTCCGCCATATTATGGCAAAAAGACGCAGAAGTAAGAGAAAAGGTTCGAAGATGCAACCTGCAATTACTGATTTGCAGTTTTTGATTCCCGCCGAAGGTGGGGTCGATGGTGATTCTAGATCATATATCGACACAGCCCATGAATTATCCAAGGTGAATCGCCGTGGATATTCACAGTCCCGTATGTACGGGTACCAAGGGCTGACATTTATTTGGAAAGCAGCAGCTGCTGTCGCTGGTCCTCCAGTACAGACTCTTTCAAGTATCGAGTGTTCAGTTAGAACAGCCGGTAATACTTGGGTTGTGCAGAATGCGCATGTGAAGGGTGAGGCTCTTTGGCATCAGATGCAGGAACTTGTTTTGGAGGATAACCCTTCTATTATTGGAAAGTGGCATGATTATAAAATTCAATTATGCACTCAGCAGAATGCTGCACGTACATTGGCCAGTGTTGATGGTCAAGGTGTTCCATATTTGGCCGGTGAGTGGAATTTAGCCACTTACGTTATGCCACAGCATGAAGTTAATCCTGCTGATGGTAAGCCAAAGGCAGCTGTTGAAAACACTGCGGTCCTGATTGGTCCTGATGGAACCAATAAGAAATCGTTAGTATTGGCTTACGAAGATTCTAGAGCTACAGTTTTCCCTGATGCTCCGAACGTACCAGCCGGTATGGCTACTTCGTTCTTTAATTTGTTAACTGATTCTGGTTCACAAGAACCAGAACTTGCGGAAGTTATCAAAACAGAAAATGAGAATCCTCCTTATTCCCTGGATAATTATCCAGGAGGAGATACGAATGCAACTAGCCCGAGTACTGTGGGCTATGGTGCTATATCAAATGCTGAAGTTGATGGACGCATTGGCGCTTTTGTCGCACCATGCGGTCTTTTGGAAATAGAAATCAAAGGGTTTGACCAAGATGGTCAAGATTTCCCTGTTGCAAGTATGCCATCTATTGGGCTATTATTGCACGTTGCTCCCGGTGCATACAAAGGAGTAGCATCCATTCCTATGGGGCAGTGAATTAAATGAATACAGAAATTGAATCTGCAATTGCGGTTTCCAAGTGGGCTACTTTTGTTGACCACGTTAAAAATAATCGAATAGAGTATCTTTTGGTTATGGGGATTGCACACTTGTTAGGATTAACAAGTACAGCGTACTCCCAAGTTTCAGGAGTGTGCATTTGATGGCTTACAGATATGGTAAGGTATTCAAGAAGAACGGTAAGTACGTACGTTACCGTTATACTAATGGACGAAAGTCCACTAAGAAGATAGTTCCTGCACGTAAGAGGAAGTGAATTCTTGAGTTCTAATCCTTTTGGTTCTAAGAAACGGTCCGAGTATTATCGTGACCGTGAAGAGAGTGACCTTGAGTTTGCTATGCGTAACGTCTCTGATTGG